TTCTGCAAAGTCATCCAATTGCATGGTCAATTCAGCAGATGTGAAGTTGACACCAATGTGCTTTTGGGTAGACACGGCCAAAGTGGTGAACTGTTCGTTGTCGTCTTGAACTTGCAAGGCGGCACCGTCAGTTACCAAAGCGCGGACGGGTAAGCGAATACGCAGTGTGGAACCAATCTTAGCACCTTCAACAGCAAAGCTGTCGTCGTACTGACGGTTCACGTTACGGGTGAGCACCAAGTTGTTCTCAAGAATCTCAAGAGCTTTACGGGTGATCATGTCAATCGTTAAGATACTATTAGCCATGAAAAAAGTCCTTTAAAAATTGTTTAGCGGTTTTGTGCTTCCCACTTCTTACGCTGTCTTGCTCGTTCAGCTTCAATCCACTGCGAGTCCGTCATGGTCTTGGTAGACCGTGGGTCTGTAGTGTCATAAGCTGGGCCTCCAGAGGAGCGAGCTGTAACAGGCGAAATTGGTGCTGGCGCTGACGTAGTTCTTTTCACAGGAGGATCGGTAGCCAACTTGGCCTCAATCCTCCCAATTTCCTTGGCTTGCACGAATGGTGCCAAGCGAGAAATACGATCTGCTTCCTTGGGGTTAGCGCCGAGGTAGTAAGCTACTTCAGGGCCAATGTCCGAGGCTTGAATCGTCTGAGCCATCACGTTAGTAATTGGCAACTTGGGGTTGTAGGCGACTTGTTCAAAGTCGTCGTACTTCGTCCGAGCTTCCTCTTCCTTTTCGTGGTAGGTCTCAAGAATTGCAGATTGCTGCCTTGCTTCTTCTCGTTGGGCAAGCAGTTGTTCGGCTTTCTGGTAGGCCAATGCGTCTGCATAGGCTTCAGGGCTTTCAAACTGATCGACTGGCGGGACGTTTGCTGGCGCTCTCAGCGTCTGGGCTTCAGCTTGACGTTGAGTCTGGTCTCTTTCCCACTTACGTTGCTCTCTTGCAAGCCTTTTGCCAATTGCTGCATCAAGTTCTTCTTGGGTAAAAACCCTTGAAGGCTCTTTTGCTTCTTCAGCGACTTCCGGCGTTTGAGTTGCTTCCTGAGTGGCCGTCACTTCTGGAGCTGGCGCGGAGTCAACTTCCGCTAAGGTTTGTTGGACTTCTTCAGTCATTTTTGAATCTCAAAGATTCCCTGGTGATCGCACCAGTACGGTTTTCAGCATTATGCTTGAATTTGGGCTGTTTGGTAAGCTGGCTGTAAACGTCTTGGATCATCAGCCAAATAAAGACCACCATCGTAACCAATTACGACTTCAGCATCATGTTCTGTCGCACCTTCGGGCAATGGATTATTGATGGTTTCAACACCATCTACAACTTTGATCTGGTAATCCCATTCGCCAATATTGATGCAAATGCCTTGAGCGTCACGATAAATTTTCATTTTGCCACCCATCCTGTGTTTCCAGTTCCTGATTCTTTGACATACAGCGTTGTGCCAGCACCGCCATCAGTTCGTGTAAAAAGCGAACCAATACTTGCTGTAACAGCGCCTTCTGGCGAACCTGGCGCAGATGTCCAAATTCTCTGGTCTGTACCAACTCGCAAATCAACCGTATAGGTGCTTTGCCAGCGAAGACTAGAAGTCCCAAGAAGGTTTGCGTTGTCTTGTATTGGAGCTGCTCTAGAAAATTCTCCAGGCCTATTTTCTACGTAAATAAAGTTACCGCCAGCGTTTAATATCGTAACTGGAGCATAAACGGGCGTATCGTAAGTAACAAAATCAACGCATCCAATAACAAAGCTATTTGTTTGGTTTGTAAATTTAATGCTGTCTGTTGCTGTTGGTTTAATAAATTTACAGTTTTGAATTCTTGTTTTAAACACAGTGCCAGTTGTACCAATATTAAGGTCATGTGTTTTAGTGTTTGCTATACCAATAAAATCACACGACATAAAATAATGGTCAGTGCAACTCCCATCCAAAGTGTCGTTAATAGTTACAGTATTAGTGACGTTTGCAGCGCCTTGTGGCTCAAATATACATTCTGTAAACGAGTGTTTACTACCAGAATCAATTAGAAGAAGTTGAGTGGCTGAATAGGCGACATCGTTGTAAACGGTTGTTCTGTGGAAATAGTTTTCTGTTCCACGAATCAAGTGAACTGTGGATGTAGTGCCGTTATAAAAAACGCACTGCTCAAACATTGTGTTGTACATATCCTCAAGCAAGACCGAAACAGGCGGCGCTGTTGAAGTTCCTTGAGCTGAGTACACGTTTACTATTCGCCCGTAAATGATGAACTTAAGGTGAATGTTGTTTGTGGTGCAGCCGTTGACAAACACATCTTCAATAATGTGATGTGCGCTGCTTCCAAGGGTAGTACCAAGAATGGCAATTCCCTTTGCGGCCAAATCATTTCCCTCTACCGCAAGGCTTTTAATTCGCATGTTGTATGCGGTTCCCGATAAGCCAAGTACGGTAATGCCAGCAGTGCCAGCTTTGATGGTGGTGTTGTTTCGGTCGTTTCCAAACAAAGTAACACGGCTTTTTAAAGTAATGCCTGTGTTGACAAGGTAAGTTCCGTTTGGAAAATACACCGACCCGCCAGCATCAGGTGTAGCGTTGATAGCAGCCTGAATTGCAGCAGAGTCATCCGCAACCCCATTGCCAACAGCGCCAAAGTCAAGCACGTTTAGGCTTGCGCCGTTTATCATCGAATATGTTGCTTTGGTCAGTGCCATAATCTATTCCTTTTACCAGTTAGCCAATGCAGTGTACTTGGAGCCGTTTTCAACATCTGTTTCAAACTCGGCTTTTTGTTCTTGGGAGTAATTTCGGCTTTTAACTCGTTTGAGTTCTTCGCCAACAAGTTCAAGCCAAGTAGCTTCTAACGTGTTTGACTTTATGTCGTGGGTTACAGAAGCAAGATAACTCATGCTGTTACTCCTTTGATTACTGCAAAATTGAACACGGGTTGTTCAATTGTTGTGCCGCCTGTTGTTGCAAAAGTTATCCGAAAGCTACCCGCAGCGGTAGCCGTGACAAATATTTGATATAAATCAGTGCCTGACTTTTGCGTAACGTGAACAACATCAGTAGCCGCCACGGTTGAATTGGTAACGGTAAAACTTTGAAAAGTTGCAAGGCCAGCAGCAGAAACAAGAGTAATAGCACCATTGGTTTTATTTAACGTCACGCCAGTTGTGCGAGATGTTGCTTGGGTAACAGTACCGCCCGAGCCAGTGCCATAGCCGAGGCCACCAGCACCAAATATAAGTACATTCCCAGAAAAATAGTTTTGCGCTGTACCAGAAGCGTAGATGTTGTATTTGTTTGCACCGCTGGTAACTGTGCTGGTGATACCGTAATTGTTTGTACCTTGAGTTTGGTCAACAATGTAAAGACCATGCTGGTTTGTAATAGTTGACCCAGCGCCTTTGACTGCATTGAACGCATAAAAAGCGTGTAGGTTAGCAACGGTAAACGCTGCGGCTGCGGTGGACACTCTAGAACTAACACCGTTGCCCGTAATTGTTGAAGCACTTGTAATTGTTGGCAGTGAGATTATTCCCGCTTGATCTGTGCCAGTTAAAGCGGTTGAAGTTAGCCTAATACCGCCACTAGAAACCGCAGCGCCGCCCACCCCTATGTACCCATTCACCGTCACAACGTCAGTGGTCGCATCGCCAAGGGTAGTGTTACCTGTTGACGCAAGTGTAGTAAAAGAACCCGCATATCCCCCACCGTTAGTAATGTCAGCAACGGTGGTTTTGACTGTTGCGCCACCTTGAACAATCGGCAAAGTCTCAGTACCCACCAACGGCGTAGTAGCTGAAGTCAGTGCTGATATTTTGCTGTTAGTCATGCTCAGTTATACATGACTTCAATGGTTGAAGTAATAGGCGGTGCTTGTGAAAATGTCAAACTTGTACCTGCTACGGTGTATGTGTTTTTTTGTTGATATACGCCGTTGATATACACAAAAGTAAAATTCTCTCCAAGAGAGGCAGTACTCAACGTAAAGACCGTTTGTGATCCTGTGCCAGTAAAATTTTGAACTTGATACGCTGCCGCACCAAGCCCAGTTATGTTGTCGTATGTTGCAATAAGCACATCCGCAGATGTATTTAAAACAAATTTATATGGCGGTGAATTTATCCAAATCTCACCGCCTGGTACTCGACCCGCAGAATCCAAAATGATTGGGTTGGTATGCGCTGTTACACCACTAGAAGATGTATATGTGACTTGAGGTGTGGTTGTACCAGCAGCATAGGTGTAGAGCTTGCCGCCTGACAAGATCACACCATTGTTGTTAAAAAACTGGGCCGCTGCGCCGCCCACGGGGGAGAGAAAGACGGCCATGATTAACCTTTATTCGTATGCAACAGTAAAGGCCGCAGAAGTACCCGCAAGCACTATGTACAGACCTTTGTTGAAGAACAAACCCGCAGGAAAGTTCAAGTAGGTTGTGCCTGCGGTCACAGAAAATGTATCGGCAATCTTAGGGTCACCAGTGCTTGACGCGCCTGAGTCATAGATTGTCAAAGTGCCGCTTGAAGATGCTGTCACAAAGATACCGAACAGTTTGCCAGCCCCAACTTTGACTTGTGTCGTTGCAGCGGCTTGGGTGTAATTTGCCATGATGTTTCCTTATGCCAAAAAGCGGAGTTTGTAGAGGGTACGCAAATAAATCTCAACGATATTATCTATCAGTTGCTGAAGCGATGAATCAGTTTTATCGCATACATCGTAACGAGCACCTTCAATTTCAGCAAGCGAGGCTTGCAAGAATTCAATGATGTTAGATGTCTTTTTTGCCGAATTCAGAGTAATAGGGCCAATTAAACCGTATCGGCCTTGGTACGCTTCAGCAAAGTTCAGCGGCTTTGTGTGTCATTGTGGCATTCCTTGTGGTGGCATCATTTCCATAGGCTCTTCACGCATTTCAGGCATTTGGTTCATCATCTCTTGCGATTCCAAAGCTGCCGCAACCACGCCCATCGCAATATCTTGGATCTGTTGTTCGGTCATGCCAGCTTGCACCGCAGCGATCCGCTTGGTTTCGGCCTCGTACATCTTAACTTCGGCTTCAAAGTCTTTGCGTTGCTGCTCTTGCACCTCGATTGACTTGCCAACATTTTGGATCATCTGGTGCATCTGCTCCATCTCTTGACCCATCGCTTGCATCTGCTGTTCGGCCATTTGCAACTCTGGTGACTTGTCGCCGTCTTCCATAAGCTTGGGATCAATCGTCTTGGCAAAACGTTTGGCCATCTCTTGGGCACCAGGCCAGTCCATGTTTTTCACAAACAAGTCGCCAGCCACTTGCCACAGTTGGGGGTTACCCTGCAACAACTGAGCCATTGCTTCCAAGGCTTCTTGGCGCTTGGTTGCGTAGCCTGGGCCGGTTGCCACCACCACGTCGTACTTGCCGACGCTTGGGTTGTAAATCTTCTCGATCAATATGTCGTCTTGCATGATCTTCTTGACGGCTTCAGGCTGGTCAGGATTTAACTTGACCATGTCGGTGTCACCGTCTATACCAATGATGCGAGCCACGCGCTGGGTGTCATACACCTTAGGAATCAAGTCTACGAGCTGGCGCACAATATGACGTACACCACGGGCCAAGTTGTCACCATAGTGGTAAGTGCCTACATCACCTTCACGCTGACGCGCAAGAATAGCTTTGCCGCTTCTTTCATTGGACGACATGCCCAAAGATGCGTTGTATTGGCCAGTAGATGCTTTGATGTCCTCAGATGCGCCTGCTTTGGCTTGCAACAGACCGCTGGAAGCCATTGGAGGCTGCGCCCTAGCTGGCAGTGGCAGGACAGCACCTTGGCCGTCTGTAACGTCTGGATTAACTTCCAAGTACGGCCAGTTGGTCGTGTTTGCAGTCTTCCACTGATTTTCGTAGCCTTCAAACTGGCCACCATAGCCAATAAACGGCGCTTTTGGCGCTAGGGCCAGCATCTCGGCTTCTTGTGAAACCCAATAGTTGTACATACGCTGGGCATCCTTGGCGTTTCTCACCAAGCCCGACACATACAAACGGCCATCTACTTCAAACTCATTGCCGACAATGCGAACTACGGGGATGTATTTCCCCGCCCAATCGCGTTCTTCAAGAATTTCATAGCCGTTAATCTTGCAGTATTTAATTTTGACACGATCCGATTCACGAGATCTTTTAGGTTTGCCATAAATTGCTTTCAGTTCTTTGTCTTCTGGAGTGCCTTCAAATGCGGTCACGTTCCCAGGGTACATATTAAGGGTTGCTCTGTCGTAGTCTACGTAGTAGTAGTCAGCGACGCGGATGGTGTCTTCAGTGA